ACGAGTACAACCTTGTTCTGTACCGGTTTTTCCTCTTTTATACTTATCCAAGGTGATTGTTTCTTTTGCCAGTCTGCACCAGCTTCGAAGGCTTCCCTAAGGATATACATTTCATGCATCTTTCCGTCGTAATCCATTCCATAGTGATTTTCTACAGCTTCTATAGCTGCTTGTTCTAATGTCTGTTTCATATTTATTTAGTTATTCGTTTATATTAGGAACCTGGCCAACCTTCATATAGTAGTCAATGCTTTCAGGTGCAGAGGGTATCTTTCCTTTTATCATATCAACTACATAATTCCATGAACGCATTACGTTTCGATCTAAACATGATTCTCTTTTAGGAGAATCAAGCGCATTTGCTACCATCCGAAGTGTATCGGATATTTCTTTTAGCTCCCAAAGAGGAACTTTTATCATTTTAGTCAATTCGCTCATTCTTGATAGGTTTTACGCTAATTACTCCTTATTCTCCTTACATTTCTTGCAGAGATAAAGCCCTGTATCTTCATCTCGACCCTCTGATTTCCACATATCAGACATACAATTATCGCAATATGTAGCCTCACTTTCATCTTCACATGCTCCACAAAAGTTCTTTCCCTCAATCTCGTAATGACAACCTTCGGAATAACTATCATACAATCTCTTACACACGTCACACATTTCTATCGAATCCGGTAGTATGGGGAAGTGTTCTTGTAGATACCAAATAACAGTACTTGATTGCTCTGGAGTAAGTTTAACTTTATACTCATCACCTAAAGAAATTCCTTCTGGAATATCACCCTGCAAAAAGGAATGAAACTCTTGAATCCATTCTAAATCGCTCCAATCACGATTAGAATTATTCTTTTGAAGTTTAATCTCATTCTTATTCATTTCTAAATTGTTTTGATTTATAGTAGCCCGAAGGCTACTGATTTAGTTTTTATACATTTTGCATTTACGAAGTTGTAAAGGCACAAACGTGAGAAGATATGCCCGGACATTACGCGCCTGACTTAGCATTAAATTGTAATTGTTTTCTTTTCCTTTCTGCCATTCTGCCAATGTGCCGTTTCTCATTGCGTATATCTTGCTTAATCCAAGATTGCGAAGTTTAAATGTATCGAGAATAGCCGTTGATATGTGGTTATTTACATCAACCATGTTTGTACATGATTGAATCGCTTTAATCTGCCTCCATGCTCTTTTATTGACTTTACTTGTAATTGTTTTCATAATCTTGCTCCTTTTTATTTCTGTATTACGCAAATCCTTGAATATTCTTCAAGAATTTGCAAGGTCATTACTTGGTCTTATTCACTAAAACACTTGGTCTTTTAACACTTTCGAGTTTTAGTAACTCTTTAGTTGCATCAATATCGATGAAATTAGTCCAACCAGCTTTATGTAACATAATAGCCGCTTCCCTGATTGTCAGGGAGCCGGTTATTACTCTTTCTCTTAATGATTCGAATATGCCTTTCATACTTTTTCTATTATACATTAGTTTATAATGCTAATTTGGGTTCTCGCATAGCCTGTAATACACGTTCACAGGCTGTATAATAATGCTTTCCCAAATTCTCAAATCCGATAAAATGTCTATTAGTGTTTATACAGGCTACTGCAGTGGTACCACTTCCAATACAATTATCCAGGACGGTTTCACCATCATTGGTGTAAGTCATAATTAGGTACTCCAAAAGCTTCACCGGCTTTTGGTTAGGATGAAGCGAAGAGTTCTGTGTGTCTGTTTTGAAGACTTGTATACTACGCGGATACCTTTCTGTTGAATCATAATGGTAATCCTGATTCATTGCTCCGTACACTTCTGTTTGGCAGTTTTTTGATCTGAAAGTTTTTTTTCTTTCATGACCAGATGTTTTTTGAGGATTATAGGTACATTGCTTTTTGTAGAATACACTAATCAATTCATGATTACGGAGAGGTTGCTTCTTAGCATTTAGAAAGCCAACCCCTTTTATCTTATCCCATACCCAGTCATATTTATACCACTCAATATTACTTAGTCTTAAATAGCTGGAAAAGGGTTCCGCACCAAACAATACAATAGCCCCATTGTCTTTAATGATACGTTTGTATTGTTCCCATAGAGGTTCAAACGGAATTATTATATCCCATTTACTTTGAGTGGTACCGTATGGAAGATCGCATATTATAGCATCGACACTTTTATCTGGAATACGTTTCATCCCTTCGATACAATCTTCATTGTATATTTTATCTAATTCAATCTCGCACATATCCTGTCTATTGAAATAATGTTTGTTGGACTTGCGACAACACTAGCTTATTCGCATCAGCAAAGAACTTTTTCTTTATCTCGAATCCGTATGCTTTGCGTCCTAGTTGGGCGGCTGCTAGTAAAGTAGAACCGCTTCCGGCACATGGATCAATAACTACATCACCTTTATCAGTGAATATTTCTATTAACCTACGAAGTAATGGTACTGGCTTTTGGGTATTGTGAACCTTCGGTGTTTCATTATCCTGTACCCAATCAAAGCAATTGAATATCATCCGTCCGTCGTTGTTAAACTTTGGAAGCTTGTCACGATACAACAAAAGACCATATTCGCAGTTACCAACCACTTTCATGTTTGCTTTTAAAACCTGCGATGAAAAGTTTTTTCTAAATACAAGATTTATGTATTTACCCAAACCGTATCTCTTACCAAGTTCGATATATCGGAACTGGTCTTCAAATTCACAAAAGATTATCATACATGGTGCACTTTTTTTAGTCTTAGGTTCTTTTACAAGCATTTGGCTACAGAAGTGCATAAACTCTGCCGGGCGAAAGTCTTTATCGGTATCAAAGAATTGTTTGCCCGCCTTATCACTTTCTCCGTTCTTATTATCACCATCCACATACCATGAGGGATTAGAGGCATAAGCATTATTTCCTAAATTGTAAGGGACATCAGCTATAATTAGTTGAGCTTTGGGGATTCCATAAACTTTGTAGTTCTGGAAATGATCGTTATACAATTCTACATTTTTCATTGTATTATATTAAAGTTCGTAAACAATACTCAGCTATCCAGTAGATAGCAAAATAAAATGCCGCATATATAGTTATTACTGATATTGCGGCAAAGAGGTATTTAAGAGGTTTCATCGTCTGCTTTTCCCTTTGATTTCGATTACATTAAACATTTCATTGATTCGGTCTGCGATATATTCCCCATATTTAGGCTCAAACTCTTCCGGTTGCATATTGGTAGTCATAAACGTTTTGCATATCCTACGATTGTCGTATCTGGATTGGAGAATATACTGTATTATATCCATTTCAGAACCAAAGTATTTTACCCTTGGTTCTTTCCCTACTTCGTCAATACCTAGGGCAATGCCGTTTAACCCATCGTATTTAGAAATACCATCAACTCCCTTTCTGGTGTATTGATTGGAAATGAATGTAGCTGATTCAATAGGAAATCCACCAGATAAGTAATATCCGGTTTCGTCTTTACCGTTGCTATACCTGTCGTATAATTGGATAATTTTCAATATCGTGGATTTACCAGTTCCAACAGGACCATACAGCAATAAACCTTTGTTACTATCTAGTTTTTCTGATCCCTTGATGAGATATAAAAAAAGCTCGTTCATAAACTCACGATTTCTTTCATCAACAGTGAATTCGGGGCATGCCAATAAACAGCACCTACGGAAAAGAGCTGAAGAATTCCTGAAAGCAACTGCATCATAACTTGACCGTCCGAACTTTAACGGCACACTCTGAGGATTGATTTGATTTCTGATTGTTTCCATGCTTTAATTTTAACCATTCTTGATAATCTCGTTCAGTTCCCGTAAATACAACCCCTGTCCAATTAGATTCAATTGCTCTTTCAATCTGCCGGATGGCAAACTCTTCCTCGAATTTGGAAAGTTTATCTAGCGAAAGTTGCAAAGCATAATTGAGTTTCTTCTTCCACTTAGGACTTTGCCGAAGTGTTTCCCATGCCGACATAAAAGCTATTGATGTAAAAGGAAAGATTAAAGGCTTTTCATCCCCTTCTTTCTTCTTAGAACTTTTAGGCTTTTTGGGTGGGGTGCTCTCGTGCGTATGCGCGAGACTCTCTTCTTTGTTTATAGTTTTAATATCTATAATAGGTGGGATTTGTGTTTCATCTAAACATTTTCCAGATGAAAGTACAGATGATGCCAAATTATCATCTAAGCATTTTACAGGTGTTTCTACAGATGATTCTACAGGTGGTATTTCTCCACCTTCGTTATTATCATCTGAACTTTCATCTGTAGAATCATCTGTACTTTCATCTGGAAAATAGACGGATGATATTACAGTAGTAAATGAGTAATAACAACCTATTCGCTTGTCTTTTGTCGATTGGAAGTAAAGTAATCCGGCATCGCTCAAATCACCCCTCGATTTTATTAAGGTTTTCTCTGACATATTCAAAATAGAACACAAATCAGAGTTCTTCTTTTTAAAAACATCCTTCCACTTCATTTCATTACAGATGGCTACAAGTTCGTGATAAAGAGCTTGGGCGGCTGTAGTGAGATAGGTATCATCCCGAACCTTTCGGAGTTTGGATATTAGTTGATAACTATTCATATTCAAATCGCATATATACAGTTTCGTATACTGTCAGCTACGAAACGTTTATTCAACAGGGTACAATAGACAACACGGGGATTTCCTTTAGATACAGGAACCAATTCACCGTTCTTACATTTTGAACAGGTATCTGGACGAATAACTTCTTTTTCGGGTTTCTTTGCCATAATTTAAAAATAAATATTGGTTAATTGCCTACTTTTGGACCAGACAGTCCACTTACCATTACCACCATCAACTAATCGAAGGTCTTTTACTTCTCCGAATCGTTTGACATTACCACAGAGGTCTATAATCCATCCAGCTTCTTTTGACGGATGCGGACGGATAGCCCGGCCAACAATCTGATACCACATAGCAAGAGACATCGTAGGACGTGCCATAACAATAGTGTCAAGTTCGGGATAGTCGAAACCTGTAGTCAATACTCCGACATTCGCTACTACCGGAATCTCACCGGACTTAAACGCTTCGAGTATCTGCTCGCGCTCTTTCTTTGGAGTCTCACCAGAAACAATTACACATCCAGGTATAGACCATGTTAACCGTTCAGCTTCTTTCAAGAAGCGGGTAAAGACTAAGATACCTTTACGCTTACCTCCTTGTATTGGATTCATAAGCCTTTGTACGATATGAACGAGATAACTATAAAAGTCTATTCGTTCATATTCCCGCTGAACTGATTTATCCGTATAGTCTGCACCGGTGGTATTTACTTTCAAATTTAATTCGTTCCATCCCATAGGATTCATTGGGTAGTAATTCAACTTAGAAAGAAAACCCATATCCAATAAAGTAGATACCTGTACGTGGTAGATAACTTCTTTGAAAATAGCCGGACGGGTCCGGGTGATGAACTTCAGCATAGAACCAAAATCCTGACTGGATGAAAGTCTATAAGGTGTAGCTGTTAATCCAAGAACCTTGCATTTCAATATAGAAAGAAAGTCTTTGTACATTCCTTCCTTTGGATTCACTAAGTGGCACTCATCTATTATCACGTTCTTGAAGTGTGCAAATAGTTCGGGATGTCCTTTTACGCTGCCGATGGTGGCAAAGGTTATCCGGCTTATCTCCTTTGAGTTGAAAGAGGCTGAATAGATGGAGCAATCAAGCACACCGTATGAACATAGCTTTTTGAAGTTTTGCTCTAAAATTTCTTTCGAGGGCTGAAACACCAAGGTATGTCCGTCTAACCGGTTGGCAATATCAGCAATGATAAGCGACTTTCCCGATCCTGTAGGCAATACCATGATGGCGTTAGTTTTCTTTGCCTTGTTGCTGAAGAAAGAAACGGCTGAATCAGATGCTTTCTGTTGGTAATCACGTAATATGTAGCTCATAACCCTTTCTCTTTTCGTAATTTCTTATTAAGTGCTTTGTAATACTTGATAAGCTGCTCATAATCAAAATCAGACTTCTTAGAAGTACCGGCAGCTTTCACTTTCAGCAAGTCGAATTTCTGTTGTCCAATTTTGGCTATCAGATTCACCCGATATCCTTCCAGATGGTCAGCTTTGAACCTATTGCAGTGACGGCATTCGGCATGGCAGTTATTTTCATCGAAACGTGTGGCCAAATGCGTGCGACTGAAATAGTGCCCGCAATCGGCTTGCTCAAACGGTTTTATCTGTCCGCAACTGATACAGCGAAAATATCCGTTCGGCATACAATCACGAAGCCGGATAAAGAGAGAGAACTCCTTATCAAGTTTAGCTTTCAAATCCGGCTTCTTCTTTACTGTTACCCCTGCTTTATCAAACAGAGGTAAAGGCTTGTCTTTCTTCTTAGCCTTGGTTCGTTTTATGTAATATGGCATTCTACTATTGGTTTACATAGTTCAATAACTCGCTTACAATCATCCACATCGAACATTCCTATATGGCAAACTTCACGGGGTATATTCAGTGGGTTAGATAGCCATAAGTAAGCTTTGTTTCTGTTCGAGGTATTGGGAATGTGTTTCTTCCAAATCTTATTGATTAGGCCTGTTTTGGCAATCTGGTCAAAATAGAAGTGAGCTTCTTTCTTTGCTTTCCTCAATTCCGCATTTGCCAAACGTCCTAATGCTTGGTCTGTACCCTTATGTACACCAACGTAAGCTCTACAATCACGACACAGATAAATCATGCCGTAGGAACGTCCGTAGATTATGGAACTATCCACGTATTCGGTAGGCTTGCCACAATAGGGACAAATCTTACCTGTTATAATTTCATCCATAATTTTCCAATTAAAAGCCCCGAAAGCGTATTCTCCGGGGCACAACTATTATTCACTAACTCTTGCCATTTATGTGTGGCTCACATTTATGTGGGACAAGCAGGAGTCGAACCTGCACAAGTATCGTCCGGATAGGTTTTCGATTAAATTTACTCACACATCCCCGGCACCGGTCTTGATGACATCCATTCTTATGTACACTCAGAATTTCCGTTCATTTAGTCTTAGCGCCCTATGACCATTTTGTCCCATGTTCGCCTGCCAATCTTCACAGATAGGCAGGCTGGGGTAAAAAGGTTAACAAAGCTATCTTAATAACTCATTTTTCCGAATAATAGCCTTTCCTGTAAGAATCGTATCTTCTGTATTGTGAGATAATGTACTTTGTTTGATACCTATCTGACCTTCGGATAAATGCCGGAAGATACCTGTTACCGAACTGAAGTAATAGTTCCGCTTTTCAAATATCAGGTAGACATGGATTACCTTTGTTTTTCGCATTATTTAAAATCAAAACTTCCAAATAGCTGTTATTTGGAATTATTTGTACTTCTTGATTGTTGAGAGAATATCTTCAATAGGCAGTGATACCGCTGTTTTGCCTGGTTCTTCGTATTCTTTCAAATACTCATAAGCATCAGGAAATTGTTCTTTTGCTCTTTTAAATGTCCTCAAAGAAAGAAGGGCTGATACAATTGAATTGTAAGTCTTTTCTTTTTCATCGTTTAGTTTATCAATCTTTATCCGCAGTTTATCAAGATGTTCAATGACTTGACTACCGACTTCGATATGCGGATACCAAGATGATGAAGCAGGAAAATATGATAGCTTCTCAATCCTAATTTCATGTTTACCGGAGTAGAGGGTTGCGCAGGATGATTTCTGAAAGCAACTTTTATGTTTTTCAAAACAATCTTTCAAATCTTTAGGTAGAGAGTTCTGAATCGCTTCCTCTGATATTATTTGTCTTTCATCTGATAGTGACTTTATCTTAGCAACTATCGGGGCTACCATCTTTTCGGCAACTTGTTCAGATATGGTTCTTGTTATATTCATAATTAAATAAATTCTTTGTTACATTCAGTTTCTTGCTGGGCATATATCAGCATTTGATGTTCATTCGCAGCCGGAAGGTAAATACCTGCCTGTGCCGCACTCCAATTGCGGAAGCGGTCAATGCTCAAAGTCATTTCACCTGTTGTCAGTTCGGCAGAACTGCGCAAATAGGTTACTTCATTGCCTTTTTTGTTGACCGTTTTACGTTCAAACAAATCACGGTTGCAAGTCCTCTTATAGAAGTCAATTTTTGCTTCGTCAAGGCTGCAACCATACTCACTACCGAAATACCCTAAAAGAAGATGTAAGTAGCTGTTTTGGGCAAGCGTACGGTTAGGTAACTTCTTTTTTACTTCCACCACAGCACGCTCTTTAAACAGCTTGTTTACATACTCTTTAAACTTGGGTACTTGGTATTCATTCTTCAAATCAAACAGCATACTTTAGAAGGGTAAATCATCCTTAGCATTGCCATTCGCATCAGCAGGAGGTGGAAAATCCTGCGATTGTTGATAAGTCGGCTGTGGTGCTGGTTGTTGTATTGGTGCAGTCTGTGGAGACTGGGATACACCGCCACGTCCTTCTATTTTATAGCACCGAATGGACGCCATACGTTTAAGCTCTCCATCCTGATTCGTCCAAGAACGTCCCTGTAAGACAAATGATACAGTAACAATATCACCCTGATTAAAGCGGTCAAGTTCTGTACACTTGTCACCCGAAAACTCTAAGGGAATAATGTTCTCATACTCGCTACGCTCTCTCGTATAAGGGTCGTAAGTGGTAGCATCTAAAATAAATTCCCGTTTCGTAAATGAGGAACCACCGTTTTTAGATGGAATTTGAACGGTTTGTCCGATTTCGATAATTCTTCCAGTTATTTGATTTTCCATTAATTTTCTCCTCCAAAAATCTTTTTATCGGTTATAAGTTCTCTATTTTCTTCCAAGAACCGGATAAATTCCTCACAATGGCTAGTAAGAATAGGTATATCACGTTCGGGGTTGAAAACGTATGTTTCTGTATAGGTATCTACCACAGAACCGCCTTTGTTGAACTCTACGATATTGTACTCAAACGTTCGCACATCCGATCCGTTCTGCATAAGAGCATAAGGATAAACTAAATGTTGGTGATGATCTTTGAATTTCCCTATAGTGTAACTGCCGGTTGTCTTGATGTCGTGGACGCTGGTAGGCATCAGTTCATCAATCAGACCGTAAACTAACACATTCCCGAATGTGGTGGGAAAAATGGGTAAAACCCGTTGTTGGTGAATTGCACCTTTGTAATAATTGCCA